TGTAATGCGTTTCTGTTCATAATATAGTCCTAATCAAGTAAAATAATAGTATAACACAACCACGGTCGGTGTCAAGTAAGCTGTTGTTTCTATACAACAAACGTATTATTCGTACATTTCTTTCATTTTTTGGTACATATTTTGGTCCTTTTCGTGTCCGGATAATACTGCCATTTTGCGGAGTGCTTCATCCACAAGTTTCCAAGGTGCATCTTCTCGCACATCTTCTAACCAAATGTATATATTTTCTTCATTCATGTTTAAATCCTTCTTTTTTATCAAAAATTTGCTGGGAAATTGATGTTGCCAACTCATCCGCCAGCTTCGGATTGAATTTTACTAAAAAATAAGCGACATCATCAACAGGAACATGGCGTAAATTAAACATAATTTCATCAATTCCTCTTAAAATTTGCGTTTCTTCGTGTGGCTGTAACATTTTTATCTCCTCATGCTTGAAATTTCTTTAGCTTCGTTGTCAGTAAACACAGGAACTGCGTTGGATTTGTGCATTGTCGCAACTCCTTTCATTTTTTCGCCTGTATATACGTTTCCTTCAACAGATTTTGTGCAAGGAACAAATCCTGTGTTCAAAGATTCATATTTTGGCGTTTCTCTACGATAGGGAGTATTATTTTTTGTCAAAATAACTGATTTTTTTGCAGGACTTCTTGAATAAGATTTGCCAGCAATTTGATTGAGTGCTTTTGTAAAAGCATCTTTTTGCTCTTGTTGAGCTTTTGATAGTTTTTTAGGCTTGGATTTTGGAATATAACCGTAAATCATCATAATAAACTCCTGTATCAATAGAAGTTCTATTATACGATATTATGAGATATAAGTCAAGTGATGTGTTGTATAAAAACAACTAATCGTCTAATTTTGGTATGTGTTCATCTTCCCAATCATCGTCCAATTCGTCATAAGAATTGGTTAACATTTTTTTAATTTCTGAATGCTCATCACGGTGACGGTTTGCTTCGTAATTGTAATCATCATTATAATTTTTATTTTTACGAAATTTTCCTACAAATTTAGTCACTTATATCTCCTATTTTAGAGTTTCAAAAGTAATACCACGAATTTTGGTTTCTGGCATATTGTGCATATCTGTTTCTGAAACATATGTAATGTTTGCATCAGGATAACAAATTTTGACAATTTTAAGAAGCTGGCAGACTGTGCCATCCGAATCATTGAATGTAAATATTTCATCAACAAATTTTAATGATTTAATAATTTCTCGTCTTGTATCATAATTTTGAACAAATCCGCCTTGCGCCCACAACATATACCAATCTGAATGTATACCAACAGCCAGCCAATCACCTTTTGATTTACATAATTTAAGTAATTTTAATTCTTCTATTGAAAGTGGATCAAAACTACCACAAGTGACTATTATTTTTTGTTTTTCTGCCATTAAGGTAAAAGTTGTGGAAAGGCCTCTTTAATAAATTTATAATCTAATCCTTTCACGCCTTGGTCTTTTCTAAAAATACCTGCAACAACCTCGGCTTCTCTTGGTTCAAGGGATTCTAATAATTGCAATAAAATTTCATTTTGTTTTCTTGGTGATAATGCGTGTGCTGCAGGTTCACCTTTTCTAAACAAATATAATTTTCTAATTTCGGTTGACATCTTAGCATAACTCATGCCTTCTGGAATATTTTTAATTTGAAAATTTTCCGGCATTTCATTTATTAACCATTCAATTTGTGGATGATATGTTAATTCTAAAACTTGAACTAGCGTTTTACTTAAATTCTTTTCAATTACCGACATTCTTTCTTTTTTATTTTTTGCTAGTTCAAATTCATCAAACACTTCGTATATATTTTTCATTAGAATTCCTCAATTACTTCCATTAGATTTTTTAATTTATACTCAATAAAATAATTAAGTAGTTTACTTTTTGTTGCTGGTTTTATTTCATTATAAGTATTTATAATTCTTTCTTTAATATCATTTGGAATTTCGGTCAAATCAATCAAAGTTTTGTTTCTAGAATAATTTAATTTATCCGTTTCATTATATGTTGAAACATCTTCATTCAAGAATTTATCTAAAATATTTTTAGTAATAGGTTTTTGCCTTAAATCACGGACAAAACAATCCGATGGTGAAAATATATTAGGTATACCATCACTCTTATCTCCACGAATAATTTTTTCTTTTAATTCTAATAATGGATTATTTGATTTTATGTATTTCTTTTGTGCCGGATTATATTGTTTTACATTGTTACCATAAACTTGTAATTGTAAAAAATCTCCGTCACTAGAAAGAATTAAAATCTTTTCGTTTTGCGAATGTATTGGAACTAAAGTGCCAATAATATCATCAGCTTCAGCACCTTCAACATCAATTACTTTATATGGAAAATTTTCTTTTAATTCTTGTTTAAATTTGGCAAGCATATCAAAAATTAAATGCCAATCTAAATTAGATTTTTCACGATTCTTTTTACGACCAGCTTTATAAAAAGGAAAAAATTCTTTGCGCCAATATTTACGATTATCACAACATAATACTACATCACCATATTCTGTTTTGAAATTTTTGATGTGGTTACGAATGATATTTAAAACCATATGACGAATTAAAGATTCATCAAGTTTGCCTTTTTGGTTGGCAATTTGTGCCATAAGTCCTGCTAATAAGACTTGATTCAAATCAACTAAAATCATAATAAACTTTCAATAGTTTCAAAATTCTATTGTATCACACTTCCATCATTTTGTCAAATAGTTCATCAATAAATTTATGAGAATTTTTAGTTTTTTTGGCAATAATACCAAACCAATCATTTGGTATTAATCCAGATATGTATTCCATTGGGTCAAGAAGAATAGCTTCAAATTTATCAGGTAAAATGCACGTACCATTTTTGTCGTGTTTATACAACAAAATTTGATAACATTCTCCTAATTTTGTACCAGATAAAGATTCTTCATTTTCTTTGAATTGTCTTAATTGAATGTCAATAGAATCTTTTTCATCACCGGCAATAAAATACATAACATCAAATTTTTCATTTTTGATTGGTTTTAGAAAGTCTAACATAATAGTCCTTGTAAATGTGATTTTCTTACACGAACCATAATCCATGTATTATAATATTCATCACTAATTAATGCGTCACGAATAAATTGTTCTTTAGCTTCTAAATATCCGCATATACCTTTTGAAGGGCAAATATGTAATATTTCTCTAATAAAGTTTTCTTTTCCGTATTGTAACACATCTTGCTTAAGGATGTCACTACTTCCATAATAAGTTTGCCAGTCACTAAAGACTTTAAACTTTTTCTTTTTACCTTTGACTTGCTTGGTTTTGGTAGAATAAAAAAATTTCTTACCTATGTATTTTTTGTTATTTGCCACATTAGTAATACAATAGACAAATCCGTAATTATTACCAATCAAGTCTTCCGTAAAATCTACTCCATTATATTGCCAGTTTAGTCCCATTCTCCATTGTCCAATATATCTTCGTCTTCCACATAATCCTCGGATAATTCTTGGATGATTTCACCACAAAATGGACAATGTTCTGGTAATTCTTGTGATACTAATTCTTCTATAAATGATATGCTATAAGATGATTCGCAACTTAAGCATTCTCCCATTAGTTGTTTTTGCATTTTATTAACCTTTTCTTTGTAGACTTTCTTGAATATAATCTTCTAATTTTATTTTTGGATACCATCCTAATTCATTACAAGCTTTTGTATTATCTGCCAATGTTTCTCTAGCTTCACCTAATCTAGGTGGAATAAATTTAACATTATTGGATATCATTTTGGCTAGCTCTAGAACTGAATGGTTTTTTCCTGTTCCAATGTTGAACAATCCTGTTTTATCTGATTGCATCGCTAATATGTTAGCATTTACTGCATCACTCACATGAGTAAAATCTCTACGTTGTAATCCATCACCAACAATTGTTAATGGTTCGCCGGCTTGATATTGTCGTAAAAATAATCTTACAACAGGTGCATAAGGACCTTTTGATGGTTCTCTTGGACCATAAATGTTGAAATATCTAAACACTACTGTGGGTAATTCAAATAATTCTGTATACATATGGCAAAGTTTTTCACCCGATACTTTTGAAACAGAATATGGGTTTAAACAATCTTCTGTCATAGATTCTTTTAATGGAGGTTCATTTCTACCATATGCAGAAGATGTTGATGAATAAATTACTTTTTTTACTTTTGCTTCTCTAGCACATTGTAGTATTGTAGCTGTACCTAGTGTATTTGTTCTTACAGCGAGTAGTGGATTATCAATGGTAGTTTGTATTCTTGATTCTGCGGCTAAATGAAAAACATAATCAACATCATCAAAAAAACGTCTAATCAAACCATATTCTGAAACATCTTCATTAATATATTTTGCTTTTTCATTATAAAAAAATTGGTCATTTGAAGTAGCAGATTCATTATCAATGACAGTAACTTTATGATTAAGTTCAATCAATTTATCAACAAGATTAGAACCAATAAATCCTGCGCCACCTGTAACAATAATATTCATTTTCTTTCCTTATTGAGCCCAAACATCACTCCAATTACCACTTAAAGCACCTTTAGCATAATCTGTTGCACGGTTCTCAAAAAAGTTTGTGTGTGTTGGTGCGTTAATCATTTCCTCAACCCATGGTAAAGGATTCTTTTTCACTTTGAAC